AAAGATGTACACCGGGTTTAGATGTAGTAGTATAATGACAAAAAATGACGCAATTAACTATCCTATACAAGGAAGCGCTTTTCATTGTCTTCTGTGGTCTTTGATTCAGTTAAATAAAGAATTCAAAAGGAAAGAGTATAAAAGTAGGATAGTAGGACAGATACATGATTCTATTTTGTTTGATGTAGTACCTGAAGAATTGAAAGAAATTAAAGAGATTACAAGAAGAATAACTTGTCAAGAATTGCCTAAACAATGGGACTGGATTGTTGTTCCTTTAGATATTGAATTTGAAGTAACTCAAATTAATCAATCGTGGGCAAATAAAAAAGAAATCTATGAGTCTATATAACAAACATCGTCCAAAAGCTCTAAATGAAATTATTGGTAACAGAGAAACTGTTACAGTTTTAGAGGAACTGTTGAATAAAGAAAATCCTCCTCACTCATACCTCTTGTATGGACCCACAGGATGTGGTAAAACTACAATTGGCAGAATTATAGCGGATAGGCTAAATACTAAAGGTGCTGATTTAATTGAAATCAATACTGCCGATTTTAGGGGGATTGACACAGTAAGAGATATCATTAAAGACACACAGTATCTTTCTCTTTTAGGAAAGAATAAAGTATTCATTATAGATGAATGTCATAAACTTACAAATGACGCTCAAAATGCCTTTCTAAAAATCTTAGAAGAACCTCCTTCCCATACTTACTTTATCCTACTAACGACCGAACCACAAAAACTTTTAGATACTGTTAAAGGACGATGTATTCAGTTACAAGTTTCTCCTTTGGATACACTACAAATGATAAGACTACTTAGAAAAATAAGTCACAAAGAAGGAAAAGAAGTAGAGTATGAAGTATTAGAACAGATAGCAATAGAATCATTTGGATATCCAAGAAATGCTATAACTACACTGGAACAAATTCTTTCTGTTCCAAAAGAAATGCAAAAAGAGATTGCTAAAAAGAGTACAGAAAGACAAATAGCATCCATAGAACTATGTAGAGCCTTAATACAAAGAAAGAGTTGGAAAGAGGTAAGAGAAATCTTAAAGGGATTGAAAGATAAAGATGTAGAAGAAATAAGAAGACAAGTTCTCGCTTATTGTCAAGCAGTTCTTCTTACAAAAGAAGATGACAATACTGCAGCAGTAATGGAAGCGTTTTTAGAATCTTATTATAACAGTGGGTTCTCAGGTCTTGTATACTCTTGTTATTCTATAACTCATTAAAATCAAACTAAATTGTATAATATAAAAAACAGGAGATATGCAGTACGAAAATGATATAAAAATAGACCCATTATCCCTTGATGTAGAGTGGCTTCAACAGCCTACTCTAATGTTCAAATATGCCTCATTAGAAGTGGAGTTAATGAAAAAAGAAATGATTGAAAAGGAGAGACTGGAGTTGGTAAAAGCAGAGATAGATAGAGAAATAAGGAGTAATCCGGAAAAGTTTGGTATTTCAAAAATTACAGAGAATGTTGTCTCTTCAACTATATTAATGGATGAAAGGTATAAAGAAGCCTTCAAGACCTATACGGACACTTTGTATGAGTTAAAGATGGCAAAGGTGGCTGTTACCAGTATCTCAGCTAAAAAAGATGCTTTAGAAAACTTGGTCAAACTTTTTGGACAACAATATTTTGCAGGACCTGAAGCACCAAGGAGAATTGATAAAGAGTGGGAAAGAAAGGTGAAAGAGAGAGAAATAAATTCTAAGATAAAATTTGGACGGAAATGAAAGTATTAGTTACTTTAATTCTTATCTTTTGTTTAGGCATAGTGTTCGGAGTGCTTTGGTATTCTTTATGGAGGATTGCTATGAAAGCAATGATAGATGAATTAAGAGATTATATTAACAATTTAAAAACATTAGAGAATGAAAACAAAGTTTAGAGACAAGATTAAAAAGAACGTAGAGAAACAGCAAACTGCTGCTACTTCTTATGCCTACCTGAACTTACCAAAAGGAGTAGGAGTTTTTAATCCTGAACCTGGTGGTAGACATTACTTGGATTTCTTACCTTATAAAGTAACCTCGGACAACCACCCAGATAAAGATGTTGCTAATGAAATAGCAATAAAGGGTAGCTGGTGGTACAGACTTCCTTTTAAAGTACACAGAAATATAGGAGCACTGAACGAAAGTGTAGTTTGTCCTACTTCAATAGGGAAAAAGTGCCCTATATGTGAATACAGAACAAAAAGGATGAAAGAGGGAGCCCCCAAAGAAGAAACAGATGCATTACGTCCGTCGTTGAGAAACTTGTACTTAGTTGTTCCGATTAATGATAAAAAGCATGAAGAAAAAGTACATATTTGGGATTCCAGTCAATACCTCTTTCAAAATCTCTTAAACAATGAATTGGAAGAGAATGAAGAGTATTATTCCTTTGCAGACCCTGAAGAAGGATATACTTTAAAGATAAGGTTTGACAGCAAGAGTATTGGGAAAGGTCAGCCTTTCGCTGAGGCAAGTAGAATTGATTTTGTTGAAAGAAAGAACAGTTATGACGAAGATTTTTTGAAAAAAGTACCTTCTCTGGACAATGTATTATCTATTCTTTCTTATGATGAACTTCTTTCAAAGTTTATGGAGGTGGACGGTGATGAGGAAAGTCCTACATACAAAGATGATAAGGAGAAAATTGAAAGAAGAAAAGTAAAACCGGAAGAAGAACCGGAAGAAGAACCGGAAGAAGAACCGGAAGAAGAACCGGAAGAAGAGAAAAAGATGAAAGTTAAAAGAAGAGAAACAACATTTGAAAAAAAATCTCCTCATTCAGAAAAGTGTCCTTATGGACATGCTTTTGGCAAGGATACAGATGAGTATGAAGACTGTGTTAAGTGTAAGGTATGGGATGAATGTATTGAGGAAAAAGAAAGATGATAAAAACGCATAAACCGAGAAAGTTAAGGGACGCTTACAAGATAGTAGGCGTTTCCCTCCCTTTAAATGTATTAGAAATCATATCCATCCATTCTCTTAAAAGAGAAACATCTAAGTCTCTTTTAATAAGAGAAATATTGGAGGAGTGGAGTAACAAAAACAAAGATGAGAAAAATTTGAAGGATATTGCTTCACTAATCCAAAGAGAGTGGAAGATTGAAAAAGCCGTAAACTATAGTTGTGATAAGAAGAGTTTTTGGAATGAGACAAAAGCACATCTTCTCAAAAAGGGACTTTCTCAAAACACCATAACAAAGATTTTACAATGGATAGATTTAGAAGGTTGAGATTGGAAGAAGAGATTAAAAATCACTTAAAAGATTCTTCTAACAGTAATAAGAATAAGAAAGAGAAGACAGTCTCCACTGGAAGTACTCTTCTTGATTTGGCAATCAGTGGGGGCGTATATGCTGAAGGAGGAATTCCGTTAGGAATCTTGGTGGAAATCTTTGGTCCTTCAGGAAGTGGAAAAACAGTTATTCTTTCAGAGATAGCTGGTAATGTTAAAAGATTGAATGGGGGGGTTATGTTTCATGACCCCGAAGCTCGTTTGAATAAACAGTTTGCAAGACTATTTGGATTAGATATTGATGAGGTGGCATACTACAAACCAAACACAGTTACAGAGGTGTTTAAAAAAATAAGAGAGTGGAAAACAGATAATCCAATAAAAGGGGTTTTTACAGATTCTTTAGCTGCTTTATCTACAGATTTAGAGATGGGAGAGGAGGAAGGAGATAAAATGGGAATGAGAAGGGCTAAAGAATTTTCAGAACAACTAAGAAAAACTTGTAGAATACTGGCTGAAAGAGGAATCTTGATGGTTTGCAGTAATCAGATAAGACAAAACTTAGATTCAGGACCTTTTGGACAGAAATATGTAAGTCCAGGAAGAGAAGCTATTGGTTTTTATTCCAGTTTAAGATTACGAACTTTCAATCCAAAAAAAATCAAAAAGATTCTGCCCGGTTTAAACAAAAAACCAGTTGAAAGAGTAATTGGAGTAGAAGTAGAAGTGGAAGTATATAAGAATTCAATTTGGAAGCCATTTCGTACTGCTCCTTTAACTATCTTGTTTGATTATGGGATTGATGACATCCGAACAAACTTACAGTATCTAAAAGATTCTTTGAAACTGCCCTATTATCAGTTAGGAAACAAAAAGTTGTCTAATTCTTTAGACAAAGCAGTAAAAGAAATCGAAGATAAGGGGTTAGAAAGGGAGCTAAAAAATGAGGTAATTAAAGTATGGAATGACATGGAAAGAATCTTTGTACAACCAAGAAAACCTAAATTCTTATAGTATGATTATATTAAGTAACGACCCTTCTTTAACAGCTTGGGGGTGGAGTGTATATGATACGATTTCTAAAAGAATCATAAGCTATGGGGTTTTTAAAACTGCCCCTTCTCCAAAGAAACTTAAAATCAGAAAAGGAGATGACAGAGTTAGAAGAGTGCAAGAGTTGTCTGAAAACTTGTTAAAAGTAATTAAAGAATACAGAGTAGATTATATTATTTCAGAACTTCCACATGGAAGCCAAAGTGCTGTTGCAGCTGTGATGATTGGCTTATGTATAGGTGTTCTTCAATCTTTATCTACATCACTCAGTATACCTATTGAATGGTATTACGAAATGGATTGTAAATCTATGATATTTGGAAGGAGGGATGTTAGTAAAGAGCAAGTGATGTCAAAAATGTATACAGAATTTGCACTACCTATCTCTCCTCCAAAAACAATGGTTGAAAAAGAAGCTGTAGCAGATTCTTTGTCTATCTTATACACTGCTATGAGGTGTAGTGAAGTTATTAAATTAAAGTTGTATGAAAAGTAAAGTCGAAATTGCTTTAGATACTCTTGAAACCTGGGGGAGAGAATTGTTAGATAAAGTAGAGAGGGTTAGAAAGTTCATTAAATACAATAATGCTTCTATTTCTCTCTACATAGAGGCAGGTGTAACATATTTCAAAGACCCCACATTGTTTGAACCGAATCCTTCAAAGAAAAGTAATGAAGTACTGAGTTACAGAAGAAGCATTATTTTGTACCTTCTAAGAGAAGATTTAAAAGTAACATATCGTCAGTTAGCTGATTTGATAGGGAAAAAACAACACTCCACTTGTATAATGGCTGTTAGAAAGGTCAAATTTTGGGAAGAGAAGTATCACTGGGTAAAAGAAGATATTAAGAATATTAGAACAATAGTAAATAATCTAACAAAAAGAGAAAAGAAAGAAAATATAAATGAATTGATAACTGAATTAATTGAACTATCTAAAA